ATTGTGCTTGTCGATGTCCTCTTGTGTTACTGCACCAGCGTGTAAGGCCAAGTCTAAGTGAGCATCATATCCCTCCCTACTCATGTCGTTTACAAACTCAGGGTCTAGTGGTTTGATGTAGTGTCTCTTAGTCATATCCTCCAAGCTACTAACGTCAGCACCACACAAGACAGTATCATCAGATGGGGCTACAAGAACACCACGACACCACTCACCATAGGCAGCCTCCACTCCCGGTAGATTGACCACAGGCGCTCTGTGCTGAAGCCTGAGAGTGTTAGTGAAGCCTCCCGCACCTGCCACTACCCTACCGTCTTTCTCGTTGTTCAGGAAGCCCTTGAGGACGCCTATACGGTGACTGATAACAGTAAGACCATCAAGCAGTTCGATAGCCTTATCCCTAGACACTAGCTCTAGTACAGAGGGACATAGGTGACCATTCTTACGTACTTGCTCAATCTTACGTTCCTCACCAGTGTTTTTGTTACGTATGAACTTCCATGTTCTAGGTTCCCAACCAAGAGAAAAAAGCCATTGCTTTACTTGCTCAGTAGAGTTTGGGTTACCATCCTCATAGCTGTCCACATACGTCACAGGTCCAGCAGTGTCATCTGGTAGCTTCAGTTCTCGTAGTAGTGCAAACCAAGTCTCCCCATGCTTACTAAGACTGCCATCAGCTTTGTAGATTACCTTTGGCTTTTCCTTCTTCTTGGTGATAGGGTTCTTAGGCATTGCTTCCTTAAGAGCTTCTACTTTCTCTCCTTTCATTGTTTCTAGTTGGTTTAGGTAGTCCTCACACTTAGCTACATCCAGAGTGAGCGGGTTAGCCTCTTGCTCTCTAAGACAATCCATCTTGAAGCCAAGGTAGTTGATGAACCTGAGTGTGTTGTCATTCACTTTTCAATATACCTCTCTACAAAAGACTCTATTCCAGAAGATTTATACCACTTAGACTTACCTTCCTGACGCCACTTACCAGTAGCAAGGGAGTAAATCAAAGGTTTTCCTTTAGGATTCAGGAACCTTATGAGACCGTCACTATGATACTCCCACTCAACTTCAAGATCAAAAATAGGGAGAAGGTTTTTCATCCTATAGTAAGCTCTATCTGCGCTATTACTATATCTATCCTTGTCATAACAAGCTAAGTCAAGACCCCTTGCCAGTTTCCTGAAGGTTTCCATTTGCCTCTTACAGTCTTCCTTAGTCTCTGGTTGTTCATCTAGGTCAAGATCAAGGCGAGAGTGAGCTTGGTAAAACTTTAGGCACTCCATATCCTCTTTAGTTATCCAAATTTTTTTAGCGTTCCAGTAGACCTTATCCTCATCCATAAATTTCCTCTAACCTCCGTTCCATCTTCTTCCATAGCAACCAGTTAATCTTAGTATCTTCCTCACATCTGTGTGCATACTCCTCATAGCTAAGGTTCTGCCAGTCATCCACCTTCGGTTTAGCTACACCAAGATCAAGTCCCCACTCTGCCAGACCATGCTTCTGTCGATCTGGATACAGATACCAAGACAAGGCCAGAGTATCTATCCACTTACGGAAGTCCATAGGAACCCCCAAGATACGATTGAACACCACCATGTCATGTCTGATAGCATTATGAGCAACGATAAGATCAGCACTATCAAGAACTGCCCTCATGTCGTCATAGTCACCAGTGCTATGGTAGGTCTCCCCATCTCTAGTGTAACTTAGGACGTGTAACTTAGTGCAGTCATAGGCTAGACCATCACTCTCTGAGTCAATTACTATCGTTCTCATTTCTTAATAAACACCTCTTTGATAGAGTCATCCACGTAAAAGATACGAGCGTCTGGGGTCGTCCAACCATATCTATCTGCGTAGAACTGAGCTACACCTTCAATACTTTCTTCCCCAGAATAGTGAGGGAACTCTACCTCATCACAACCGTACCAACGATCACCACAACACTGACAATCTATCCCCTTGTTTACACCATCAAAGTAGACCCCGATGATCTCTGCTTTTTTAATAGCTTCCCCTTCACTTTCTGCTTCAATAAAAAGTCGGTGGCAGATTTTCTCATCTACATCAAAAGAACCTCCGCTGTTATTTTGGCTAAACTCGTAGAATTTCATCTTGGAAGTCATTAGAAAGGTACTCCTTCATCTTTAGGTGTCTCAGGTTCAGCAGGTCCAGTGTACTCTTGAACCATTGTAGTTTCTACATCATAACGTAGCATACCAGCAGGTCCAGTGGTAGCAAAGGGTCGGTTCTTGGTCACAGTCAAGTGTGTCGTGTTCTTCTCTTCTGCATCCTCAGCCAGTTTATCACGCTGTAGCTCCAGCAATACGATAGCTTCTTCTTCAACAGACTTAGCATATTTTGTATGTCCGTCATTATTAACATGAGAGATACAGATAATACCAACATTCCTACGCTTAGATAGTTCCACCAGCTTAACACCCAACTCAGTGAGAGCACTTGTAGCACCATCCACACCACTCAGATAAGCCAGACGCTGTAGGTGGTCAATGAAGATGTAGTCAGCACCATAGATAGTAATAGCGTGTTTACATTGCTTCAAGGTACTCTCTAGCGGGTCATGTGGGTCAATGTCAAAAGACACAAACTTCTCTTCCCCAACTACATCCAACAAGGCTTTCTCAAACTCATCATCAGTAATACCATTCGTCTTCTGATCTTCCTCAGTGTTTACATTGTAGCCCAACTCATACGTAGCCATGCCTCGTGCTGTAGTACTCTTCATCTCCTCCATAGCTAGGTTAGCCACAACCTTACCCTTGTTACGTACAAGATCGTGTTGGACATAACGGAAGAGGCTGGTCTTACCAACTCCCGGTGGTGCCTTAACCACTGTGATACCGCCCTTGATCCAACCCCGCATAACCTTGTTCAGAGCTTCCACAGGCGTGGGTGTGTACTCGTAAGGGGTCTCATCCCTAACAGCCTTAAGCCAGTCCTCAGCGCCGCTTGTAAAGCCCGCAGGAGAGTATTTCTTAGCTGCCCACCATGCAGACTTATACTCACGCTCCTTACCAGCCATCAGGAAATCATTGGCATCCTTATACTGACCGTGGTTCATCATGTGGACCTTACCGGGGAACAGATCGAACATGATCTCTGCTACCTTACGTCCCGGTTCATCATTATCCACACTCAGGATGATCTTATCAAAGCTCTCCAACCAGCCCCTAGTCTTCTCCCACAGTTTACCGCTTGGTGTAGCTGATGGCAGAGATACTACAGGGTTCTTGTAGGAACTACCCTGAGACAGCATTTGGAAGGCAGACATAGCATCAACCTCACCCTCCACCACAGTCACCATCTTACTACTACCAGCAGGAAACAGGTTCATACCAAATAGTTCATTACCACGAAACCCATTCTTAGCGTAGAACTCTTTGGGGAACTTACGTACCTTAATACCACCACTAGGATAGGGATACTCTTGACGATCCTCTCCGTAGGTCTTAACACCATAGAACTCCATCACGTTACTGGTGATACCACGAGAAGCTACAAACTTACCGCTCTCCTTCTTATCAACTACATCATCAAACACTGGTAGTTCCTCTTCTATTGCTTTTGGTGTGAAGCCCCTCGTAGGGTACTCTTCCTCAGCCCAGTCATACTTCTCGTCACGGTTTGGATAGCCACGATGGCATGAGTGACACTTACCAGTCATCTTCTCGACATTGTAAGCGAAGGCATCGGAAGAGCCACACGAGGCAAATGGGCAAGGCTTATGTATTACCTCAGTCACTAATGTCAGTCTCCTTCTTCAGTGATTCTAGGGCATCCTGTATGTCCCACTTATAGATAGCGCAGTACAAGATAAACTCAAGCCCTATCTCTGCAATCTTATCCCTTGTCTCATCTTCAAAGTGGAAGGTGTATGTAGCAGAGCCATCTTCATGCTCAACTACCTCCTCAACTCCGATAATTCCTAATGTATCTTCAGTCATGTGGTGTAAATCCTAGTGAGTCCGATTCATAGATGTCATCTGGTAGTTCGTCTTCTACAGAAATCATCTCCTCAAGTTTAGCTACACCATCACTAGCATTTTTACCTACAGCGGACATATCATATCCAAGAAGCTCTAAGAACAGCATATAGCCATAACAACTACCCATAAGTGATACTTCTTCATACTCTGTAGGTAGTTCATCCTTATGCTTCTCAAGCAACTCCCTAAAGACCTCTGTAGCTACCACATTTACTGTCTTAGTTTGTTCTTCATCCATTCTTCAGTCTCCTTCTTAAGATTAATACTTAAGATTCTAATCTTAGTATGATTATTAATACTAAGAGATAATTCTTAAGATTAATTCTTACGAGTCTTTCTTAGAGGGGGTACTTTACTATAGCAACCTTTTCTTGAGCTTCACACTTCACAAATTGTTACGTAGTTTCTTCATCATCTCGTCCTCCCACCTAGATATAGTCTGTTGAGACACTTCATACTCATCAGCTAGTTCCTCTTGAGACTTATCCTCAAAAAACCGAGCCTTCAGGATTGCCATTTCTACCTCAGTTAGTGTCGTTACTGCAACACTCATAACGTATGCAGCATAGTCCTTATCCTCATACTCCTCTGCATGATCTGGTGCAAAAGCCATGAAGTCATCCATCTCAACAACCTCATAACTCAGGGTACGCTCTAGGTGCTGAATACCAGCCTCTGAGTAGTTTCCTGTAATCTCTCCTGTGCCCCTAGACACCTTACGAGCAGTGTCACTAGCAGGGATGCTCATGGGGTTTGTGTCGAAGTTGAGGTAGTCATACATACGACGATTAGCCATGCGCCACAGTTGAGCAGGGTGTGGGTCATCATCCTGAGCCAAGACTTCATAACAGGCCAGAACACCCTCTTGCACTAGATCGTCATAGTGTTGTGGTGCCTTGTACTTGGAAGCCAGCTTCTCGCACATTTTGATGATTTCAGAAGTTTGGGACACTTTCTTTTGCTCAGTCATTAAGTTTTCCTTTAGAAGTTTGGGACATACGAGTCTCCTTTGTGTAGTAGGTATTCAAGGTGTTCACGCTCAAGGTATAGAGCTTGTAGTTTGTTTGGTCCTAGTGGTAATCCATCACAGTTCCACTCAAGGTCACTGATCTCCTTGTTGAGTTCCTTCAGTCTTGTGCTGATGCAGGTCAGTCTATCATCCATCAGTCTTCCTCCATTTGCATCTCAAACCAGTAAAGGTTGTTTAGTATCTGTGTGGCAATGTCAACCAGAACATCATCAGCATACTCCAGTTCTTCTCCACAGCAGTCAGTGATAGTGATACCAAAGATGGGGTGTTCCATAGGTGTGAAACTACCATCAGGTTCTGCATCAGCCTCACCATGCTTGATTACTTCAGCGTCTACATAGTAGACATCATCAAGCCACTCAAAGTCAAAGTTGTAGGTATTCATTGTACCTCTCCCAAAAAAGCTACACTGTCCACCTTAAAGCTACGCCAAGCACCCTTATCCAAGTCCATTACAGGTACTACGTTAGGGTTCTTAGGTTCACCAGTAGGAGGCTCCATCATGCAGCGCATCTTACGTTGTTCTCCGTTTACCTTGTAAAAAATGACTACAAACTCCTTACCATAGCCGATCTGGTTGAGCTTAAACTTTACGGTTTCTTTATCAAGCGTGTTCATAGGTATACTCCCTTGAGTTTGTCTTCGATTCGGTTCAGTTCTTTAGTAGTATCAGAGTAATCCTTGGTTGTAAACCACTCTAACACAGTGACAAGAGCACGACAGTACCTTAACCACTCTGTAACATCTTCCAGATCATCATCAGTCTCAATGTTTACCTTAGTAAGTTCTGGAAGGGTCCAACGCAATGACTTCTCAAGTCGGTAGGCTATCAGGTCATCAAAACCATCACTCATAATAAGATCATGCAGGATTTGTGCCTCTTTATTGCTCATCTTTCAGTTCCTTTAGTGTGTCACGTACATGCTGTTCAATCATCACTTACCACCCTGAAACTTATAACCCAATTCTTCCAGTACTCGACCCGCATAAACACCTTGGTCGTCGTCTTCCCAACCATAGAACTTCAAGGCGTTAATAGCTTTAGCTAGGTTTGCTTCTAGTTCCTCAATACGATCAGCAGCCTCATAGTACAGACTACCATCTGGTTTATCTTCATCCTCTGGGTACACCTTCTCCCAGTTACGTAGCTTTTCTACTAGCATCCTGCTTCCTTTCTGATGTTCATAATATCACCCCAGTGACCTTTCACCCCTACAATCTTAAAACGATCCCTCCTCCCCAAACAGGTATCCCTAAAATTTTCAGCATCACAACTACAAGGAAAAATCCCTACAAGAGTGTCATACTTACAGTCATCTTCTATCTGCACCAGAACATAAAGCATCTGTTACTCTCCATCCCATTCTTCGATTTCGTCTACAAGATCGTATAGAGCACTCTCCAGTTTGTCTGTCAAGTTCTTTAGTGGTAACTCACAACCCAAAACTTCTACATATTCTAGCATAATGTCCTCAGGCTCCCAGAAGGTAGGACTACGAGGAACACCATAGTCACTCTCTACCAACACTGCACTAAACTTAGCGGATACATCTTCAGTGTGTACCCATCCGTAAGCTCTATACCGCATCTCATTTCCTTTCGTTGTCTGTCTGAGTATCTATATAAACGATTCGTAGAAAAGGTCAACTAGCAAAAACCCCCACACGTATAAAAAACATGACTACCAAAAACACCATCCACCTCAAAATGATCTACCCAAAAAGGCTCTACATAGTCCGCATGATAGTGTGTAGAAGTGCTCCCCAGCCTATAACCATCAAGGTAGTTCTGGGCTAGAATCAATGCTTTACCAGCCATTCTACGATCCTCTGGTAGTGGGTAATCCTTAAGGTCATCAGACAGACCATCATGGGTGAAGCTGAACTGCTTGTCATCATAGACTACCCCACAGATAGTATCAGGGAACCTCTCATGCTCCACCCTGTTCATTACTACCTCAGCTACCATCTCCTGCCCTGTGTGTGGCTCTCCTCGTGCCTCGAAGAAGATAGCTACAGCCAAGCACATTAGTTCTGTCATCTCTTTATCTCCTGTATCTGACGAACATTTCCCTCGTAGGGCTACTACACGGATCACTATCAGTCAAGCGAACAATTCCCTCGTGGGGGTGATTCCGAACAATTCCCTCGTGGGGGGTCAGGCGAACAATTCCCTTGTGGGGTATCTGAGTACCTCAACCCACACATCTCAGAATCCATATATCTCAGAATCCGAATGTTAGCGGTAACGTCAATTCTTTGTAACGAATCGACACAAACTTCACGTTTTACCTGTCAACTACTTGACTCCTATATTGTGATAATTGTTACTGATTCTTACATCACAAATTGTTACACGAATCGAAATATTCTTCACAAATGCCTGTCAACAGCTTGACTCGATAATGTGAACGATTTGTTACAGATTGTAACCAAACGTGATATTCAAATTTGACAATGTGTTTTTTGTGTGAACGTGAACAATCCTGAGTGATTCGGTATGTAAATCGGATTCACATTAATCCTGACAGTTTTCCTATGTTAAGAGGATTCACATTAATCCTGACAGTTTTCCTATGTTAAGAGGATTCACATTAATCCTGACAGTTTTCCTATGTTAAGAGGATTCACATTAATCCTGACAGTTTTGCATAGGTAAGACTCCCTGACCTAAAAAGCGATTCCCCATACCTCCCCGTTTTTTGCGATAGGAACGCAATGCGCACCGACCCAGCCGAATTTCACGGGAACAAGTTGCATATATACGATTCTTTGGGCCTGTCAATAGATGGTCATCCAGATCGATCCTGACAGCTTGTCCTATAGATGATCATCCAGATCGATCCTGACAGCTTGTCCTATAGATGATCATCCAGATCGATCCTGACAGCTTGTCTTA